TCGTCCTTAACAGCGCCAGCATCTGTGTAGATACCAACATTGTATGTGCAGCTTCCACCTAAAGCATCTGCGCCTACTTGCAAAGATACAATGGATGCATTGCTTGGAATCGGTGCAAGCATAACGATATCATCGTCAGTGCTATCACCAGCAGCCAAGGCTACGTTTCCCTGAGCCACACGGATTACGCCGTGTAGTTCCTGGGCATCGTTAGCGACTTGAGGGGATGCCTCAAGATTCGCTACTAAGTCTGAGTTTTTAGTAGTCATCTTTTAGCTCCTATTAGTCAGGGGTTTCGTCACAGAAGATTTGGCAAACCTTGTTTTCTTCCATGCGCACCGCACCGATGCTCATGCAATAGTAAACCTGGGTTGCGTAACCTTTATCTGCACGCTCATCAATACGGGCAGAAACGTCTTTGCCCATACCCAATGTAAGACCATCTTCAGCCCACACAAAGCATGTGCGAACGTCTGTGGCAGAAACAGCCAAGCGGTTCGACATGATAAAGCGGAAGCCCATGAATGTATCCACATCGCCAGATACCAACGCCTTGACGGTGTTGAAGTCTGATGAGGTTACTTGAGTTGTTCCAAGCAAATCTTCAATCTGCTTTGGGCCAACTGCAATGTAACGTGGGATAGAAGGGTCAACGTCTGCAAGGTCTAACTTACGCTTTGCTTCAGTTAGCTTTGCAACAGTCAATCCATCGTTTGATGATGCTGAACCAACAGAGTTGGCTGTTGCATCTAGGGATGCTGAACCACTACCAGTTTCGCCTGTTGAGGCTGTGCCTGTTGCAGCGGCAATGATGACATCATCCATCGCACGACCCATAGCAGCCGCAGCAGCTTGGGCATATGATGAAGTCGGGTCAACAAGCATACGAACCTTATCTTGGTCATCAATCAGGTCTGCATACTCATAGTCAGCAAGGCTCAAACGTCTACGCCCGTGTGGGGTATCAATCTGAGGTGTGTCGGCATTTCTTGATGTACGAAGCTGCGCTGTCGCTACACCAATTTGGTCAATAAAGGCATTTTTGCCAATAACATTCTCAATACGCACCGCATCACGAAGACGAGAACCCATCTGCTGTGATAGCATCTGCACGTTCGCAGAATATTGTTGTACAAAGCCCGTGGTGATTTGTGATGACATATCATGTCTCCATTGTTTCACAGGTTTAAGTTACAGTAATTGCGATGCGCTACCCTTGCGGACACTTCTAGGTTTTTTAGCTACCATTAAGCTATCGTCTTTCCGATTGTCTTTAGGACGGATTTCTCCGCTACCCTGCATGACCACCTCCCAATACTTGTCAAAGAGGAGGTCAGGATTTACTACATCTCTCTGCGTACCAAACTCTAACGCAGTCTTCAAAACTTCAAGCCTTAATGAACGATAATCTAACTCATCCATGTATCTGGCTCATTAAATCAGAAACCCTTTTTACAGCTTGCTCACGGGCTATAGGATTTTTCCTATCCCAATAAGCATGGCTTCTATCACTCATAATCGCGTCAACCTCTGCCTGGGCAGAAGCTGGTGTCATTATACCCGACTGTGACATTTCTGCAACAGTATCTTCACTTGTAACGCTTTGACGGAAATCAGCAATCTTTGCAAAGGCTTTTATAAACTCAGGGTTATCGCCTAACTTTGAGCCATCCTGTAAGGTAAGGTTAAACATTTCTGGGTCAGCAAACTCTTGTGCAACGCTGGAAGCAGCTTGTACTTTTTGTTCATAAGCACGGCCCCACTCTTGCTTTAATACTGACTCAGTGTTTTCACGGGCAACCTCAACTTGTTCCATTGTAGCTGCACCTGATTGCTCTACAGTGCTTTTGTAGTAATCAAGTACACCCTTGGCTTGGTCAGGTGTAAGACGCAACTTATGCGCAATATCTGCGTAATTAGATGCAACTTCCTCTGTAATTATGTTCCCATCAACAGGAAGTTCATATCCTGTAGCTGCTTCTGGTGTTCCTAATCGGCTGTAAATCCTGTCTAAGTCCTCATCTGTAGGGTTTACTGGCATCGGTATCTTATCCGCGCCGATTAGTTTTTGCGCGTTCACATAGGAACGGGCTAAGTTTCCGACATCTTTGATGGGTGAAATGCTAGGGTGTCCACGCAATTCTTCTGGTATCAATTCTAAAAACTCGTTACCAGACCCACCTGATGCTACTTCTGCTGGTGTCTCCATGACAGTCGCAGTTTCTGGTTGGGCTACCTGTTCGACAGTTTCTTCTGACATTTATTCCTCTTTCATCATGTTATGGATATGAAGGATAACAGCACGTTTCCCTTCCTCAAATGCTGTAGCATTGGCATCGCCAGCTACATAACTAGAAGCACGATAGTTACACCTTGCCTCTAAGTCCTCTAAGACTTTGGTTGCACCATCAGCGGTAAACGTCTGTCTGTAAAGGAATTTTATCTTTTCTATTTCTGGTGTCACTTACTAACCATCCTAGATGCTTGAGCAAGCTGGCCTGCGTTCTGTATGTCTTGTTGCTCTTGCATCATTTCCATTTGTTGCTGTTGCTGTGCGGCGCGTTCCTCACGAACCTGTTGCACCTCACGCTCTGACTTCAACGCAGTCTTTGGTACGCCTAATGCCTCAGTTACATGTTTAACTAATCCATCGGCATCAATGTGGTCGCCTACTGGTATGGATTGTGACAACGGCATTAGTATCTCCAGCGCTTTCATAGTGCTGTTAAGGCTGCTTGATTTCTGCGCACGGGCTAGTGGAGATACATATTCAATGTCTACATCACGCCCTTGCAACATCTCTGGCGGCTGTTGAAGCATGTCACTGCGCAGCATTAGCGCAAATACACGGTCAATAAGAGGCCGAAGCATCTCATTCATCAATCTTCCCAGCACAGGGCCAATCACTCTCATGCGTTCTTCTTGACGCTGAACAACCTCAGTAGCTGTCATATTCGGTGCGCCACCGCTAAGAAGCTGGTCAACATAGAACGCTGAACGAATAGCTGTACGCCGTTGTTCTTCCATGCTTAAACCAATAGGAATGTTTGCGCCTGTGTTTAGCGGCGTAATCATCTCTCTAGTGCCGCTTCTAAAGAAGTTCAATCCCCCAGGCTGCGTTCTGATGGGCAAGAGGAATCCATCGTCAGGAACAAGTAAGGGAGGGTCTATTTGTTTCTGAGCAGCTTGGATGATTGTTTTAGACATAAGATTCAACATCTTAACGTCAGGCAACGCAGTCATCGCTGGGGAACGCCCCATTGTCTCGCCAGTCGCCTTCAAAAATCGCGGAACAATGTACGGGAACTCTTGGAAGCCACTCTCGGAAAGCAGCATCTTTGTTTGCATGTCAATGTAGAATGATGCAAACGGCATGTTTTTATTGTCACGCTTGTTAGGGTCACGGTTAATACGCGGCACAACAGCATGCAACAAATCTATTTCGTCATCTGGCTTTTCTTTAAACTTCTTGGCAATGTAATCGCTAACATTATCAATACCAAACCTTTGTACGGCTTGACGGGCTGGTAGCCTGTATAACCTAAAGACTGTATCTACAATGCCAAACTGGTTCTCTTGAACGTAGAACTCAGATATGTGCCTGGTGCTAAAGCGTAGGTCACGGTCATCCATCTCGACAAACATGCAGCCTGTACCAAATACAACAAGGTCTACATACATCTCATGGATTTCAGTCTCAAAGTTAGAGTGACCAAAAGCCCTCATCATGCGCATACTGGTGTCTTGTAACCACTCGCGCACCTCATCGTCACGGCCTATGTCTGCATCTTTTAAGTCCAAGTGGAACCAAGGGGTTGCACCACTGGTCAGCATGCCGTGGAGACTAGCTGATAATAAATCGACAGCCTGCAATGCAGTGCCATCGAATATCATTTCCATCCGCTTCTCGCCTCTGGAACGCTTGCGAACAATATCAGCTTTGCGGGGCAGCATGTAATCAGCAAGTTCCTGATAATGCGTATCCCAATTATCCCTACGGGTCTTTAGTGAATCGTACCGTTTTACCAGTGACTTAATGAAATCTTGCATAGATTACCCCAATAATGTAGGTGTGCCGCCAGTGCCAGTAGTAGGTGCTGCGCCACCAGCCAAGCCAGAACCAGCAACTATAGTAGACCCAGCGCCTTTTCTTTTACGGGCTTTCTTAACGGCTTCTTCAGACAATGCTGCTGCGCGTTGCGTATCTTCTTCACCCGCCTGGGCTGGTGGTGGCGGTGCTACGGGTGCTGGTGGAACGTAAACCTTTGGCTTTAGAAACGACATTATGCAGCACCTCCTGTTGGGGATTTAGAACTAGGCTTTGCATAAGCTACGCCATAGCCTTCCATGATTGTGCCAGCACCGCCAGACCTTTTGCCAGCAGAACGGCGGCGTTCTTTAGATGCCAGAATTGTATCATCAGGCACAACCTCTGGCGTTACCTCTGGAGTGACCGCTGGTTCAGGTGGTGGCATGCCATCCAGCATAGCGCGGCGTTCTTCTTTGTTTGTACCCATTACAACATCGAAAGTTTCAGCCGCGATTTTCTTGGTTGGCTTCTCAATAACTTCTTCAAAAACCTCTGCCCCTAATTTTCTGCCAGCTTTAACAATCTTATTAACTGGTTTTCTAATAACTCTTGGAACAAACCTTGGTAGTCCACCACCCATAACAATCTCCTAATTCCACTTGTGAAAGCCTAGTTTTTGTGTCTCAGTGCGCAGCCAGTACGCATTTTTATGCCCTTTACTAGATAACATACTTTTTAAGTTTCGGAAACCTATAGCTATGTTTCTCTTGCCGCCTATTGCAATAAAGTCGACTATCCACGGAACCGTGCCGCCACCATCATAACCTTCCATTGGAAACTCTAAGCTGTCAGTATACTCAACAATCTGTCCATAATTAGGAAACGCCCAGGTCGCAAAACATATTGGCATGTCAGAGTTATCTCTTAGAACCATGTACTGACCAAGTGTCATCGGCGGTCTAATGCAGCGTTCAACTTCTTCAACGCCCCACCAGCCGTGGTAATCACTCCAATCAAGCAGATACTTGATAGCTTCTACATCTATAGACTTGCTCATAACGTGAACGGGTTATACTCCATCTGGGCTATTTGCTGCGGAGGTTTCGTAAAGTTACTTCTATTTTCGAGACCCACAGCGAGATACCGAAACGCATCTGCCGCATGTGACGTAAAATCATGCAACGGATGGTCTCTAAAAACTTTTCTACGTTCATCAAACTCTTGCCTGTACTGTTTCAAATAACCAACGCCTTCACCACACTTATCCTTATCAAAGTGGCATTTAGGTATCAACATCCTTGCTGCGTTAATACCATCGGCTATCTTCATCTTAGGTATTACCCTAAACCTAATCCCAAGGCTATAGGCTGTCTCTAACCTAGACTTGCCTGACCCTAGTTCCCGCACCTCAATGTCATGCGGCGCTAGGTGGTCGCCGTAAATGTATTCCTTCTTATTAAGAATATCCGCATAATGCTGTAGGCCAACACCGCTACTCTCGTAATAATCAATAACATTAACCGCGCCGCCACGGAAAATCTGGGCGAACCAGATAGCTGTGGAATCGTTTATCCCCAAATCCCAAGCAGTATGCACAGGGTACATAGGGTCATAAGGAACTCTAGTAATACGTCCATCATCATCAGCAGCATCCAACAACTTGCCGTAGTAAGCGCCAATAATAGCAGCAGTAAACGAACACTCGTATTCCTGTTCATACTGTTCGGGTGTCATCTGCGTCCTGGCAGCATCCAACTCCTCGTCCTTAACTAGCCCACTCTCACTGGCCCGTACTATTTTATAATACCATTGTTCATTACCCTCCTCTGCCTGGTCTTTGGCAGTCTGGAATAAATCATAAAAGTGATTATGCCCTGCTGGTGTACCTAGAAATATAGCTGCACCCTCTCTGTCAGATAGTGCTGGCCTTACAACCTCCCCCCATACCCTTGGGTTCTGCATACCAAACTCATCAAAGGCACACATATCTAAATAGATACCACGCAAACTATCTGGGTTTTCAGCAGACAACAGCATCAACCTACCGCCATTAGGAAAGTCCACACGCAGTTCTGTCTCATTAAAAGAAACACCTGGTATCACACCCGCATAGAATTTTACATAATCCCAAGCAATTCGTTTGGCCTGCGTAAACGTAGGTGCCACAAACGCAACCCTTGGCCTTGGTAACTCACAAGTCAGGGCTTTCTTAATTAATTCATTAACAGCCCACACAGTCTTGCCAAAGCGTCTGTGCATAACCAGCACGTTCCACCGCTTCAAACTGTTGTGCATCTCTGCCTGTAAGGGACGAGGCTTATAAGGTATCTTAACTGCTTGTGCCACTGTCAGTCTCCCACAATATCCTAACTGTACCATCACTGACCTCTACGCCAGCACGGTTCTTAGCTTCCCCAAACTTCTCAGGCAGCACCTTACCTACCTTCCACCGCACATGATGCGCATAGTCTCGCAATACATTAGGGTTGTAATCCTTCCTACCATGCAACGCATCACCGTACAAAGTGTCTAACTCCTCTAAAGCCTTCTCCGCACTATACTGCTGCGCTTCCTTAACAGCCGCTGCAAACTCCTCATCCCTCTTGCAACGCTGGTAGAACGCAGTCCTGGACACGCCAGTGGCCTCGCATACGTCAACAATGCTATGCCCGTCTGCAATGCTGGATATGATTATGTCTGTGCGCTGTCTGGTAAGCTTGGTCATGGTTACTCCTGTGTGTGTGCTGGATAGTAGTATTTAACATATATAAAGCAGGCCGCGTTCTGTCGGGGGTGCCGCCTTGCAAAACAGGCCCCCCTATGCCTTGCGCTGCCGAAACAATGCAGTGTGGCTTTGTTGCAACAGTGTGTGACATATTTGCCACACCTGGTTTTGTGTGATAGGCTCGGCGCTGTTGCATTGCAGCGCGGGTGGTCTCGTGCTTTGTGCGTGTTGTGAAAT